ATTTCTAATATAGAGGCTATGACGTGCAGCTCGTTCGCGTCAGCAGCCTGTACTTTAAGTATCTCACTTTCCTCCATGACAAGGGGTTGAGTTAAAAGTTCTGTTGTTGCTTTGGATGCTATGGCTTTGTCCTTGAATAGATTAAATATAGCACCACTAGAATTTACTAAAGTTATTGTTATCGTGGTCCCTGATCCAGCATCCTCTGATACTAACAATGATTTTACAACTGTAGTTGTAGCACTCGGCACCGTATACAATGTTGTAAGATCGGTTGTTGTTAAATCTACTTTTTTATTTTTAAAACTATTTGCCATTAATTTAAAAAGAAGTTTTGTGCTTCTACCTCGTCTTTTAAATCTTGTTGATATGTTGTATTTAATTTTTGAACTATACCATCTAAATCTCTGGCCTGAGCCTCTGCCACAGTGTAATCATATTCTTGCGATGGTCTGGTTATAATCTGTGTAATCTTTGCCATTACCTACGTCCGTCTGGTTGTATGTCTAATCTAAATGTTCCGAGCTTCCAACTCTGATCAGCAGCTGTATTTTCTATTTTTAGTGACACAGCTCTAGCTCTAGCTCTTGTATCTATTTTAGTCGTGCTTGATGTAATATCAAATGGTCCAAGAGGTGAACTAGCTTGTGTGCTGTTTGGATAATTTTTTAATTGTAATGTTATTCTTGTCGTTCCTGTTTGAGATATAAAATCAGGTATAAATCTTCTTATCTTCATTAAGAACTCACCATCTCCTCTAAGATCAGCTATTCCAGTTGATTGTCCTGTAATACCTCTTCTCTGACTTATATCATAATCTCCAGAAGATATGTTTGCTAATACCGCTGTTATAGTACCATTTTTATTTTGATCTGTGCCTTTCTCATGTTCATAATATGCAGTTCGACCTTCTGTGTTGCCCACAACATCAAAAGATGAATCGTTACCTGCAGTGTATTCTAATGCATGTGGTGTTCCAAAAACAGCGGAATCTCTCCACATAGTTCTAGCAAGTGTGCCCACAGTCCACACAGGTCTTTGTGGTGATGAATCAAAATAATTATAAGTAACTTGTCTGTTAACTACATCTGATGTAGCTGATGGATAGAACCATATAACCTCACCAAATAGATTATTTAATCCTGCCGATACCATTTGATTACCAGATGCTAAATTTATATCGTTATAAACATGATCCTCTACCAAACAAGGTAGTGATTCTAGTTTACCACCATATCTAAAAAAACCATTCTCTGACATCCAATAAGCTGCACCATCAACCTCTACACATGCATTCTGTCCAACAAGTCCACAATGTGTTCCAACTTGTGAGAAGGCAAAGGTAAAAGGTTGACCTACAAAACGTTGTGTAAATAAAGCTGTGTCAGTCCAAACAAGAATTGCATCTCTACCTCTGATTGCTCCTCTGATCTGTGATCCATCGGCCAGCCTTTGTGTACCAGCGGTATTGGTTGCTGTAGGTGTATATGTATTTATATCCTCTTGGTCAGAGAATCTTATAAACATATCATCCTGTGTAGATGTATCTCCAATAGTTGTTTCTGTTCCAAAGAATACTAAGTGTCTATCCGGTGTTGATACTAGCATGTGTCTTGATGCAGTTGGTGCACCTGTTATAATACTTGCTCTAGTTTCTGTGGCGTTACCTAAATTAGAATCCCAAGAAAAAACAGGACCGTCATGAATCAAACAGATAGCCTTGTCACCAAAATTATCTAGTGACCACATACCAGGATCCAAAGCCAAACCTTCTTCTGTCTGCTCATTCCATGCAGCATAATCTGTACCATTAGTAACAGTAGCACCATCGCTGTGAGATGCAGCTGTGGTTCCTCTAGCGCCTCGTGTTACACCTGTTAAAGTATTACCACTTACACCTGTGTATTGAATCATCTCTGTTCCGATCAATACAAAGCTAGTTCCAGTATTTGGAAATTGTGTGGCACTTGTTAAAACTATAGTTGTTGTGCTTGCGTCTATGGCTCCGTTTAAAGTGGTTGTCACCGCTCCAGTGTCCTCACCACCATACGTACCTAAACCCCAACCAAAACCTTTTTCTTGAACAGCTGTGCCCACAGGATGATAATGTTGTACTCTAATACCACCTGAAGTTGTTGCACCAGATCCTGATTCGTTTGATGGCATTGTAATTGTTAAGGTTGTCCCTGTTGGAACAGAAGTTACCATAAATTTTTTATCATCAAAATCAGATGCGCCAAAATTAGAACCTGTTATGGTTGTGAAATTATCTAATAAAATTATGTCATTTGGACTTATACCATGAGCTGTAGGAAAAGTTATTGTTACAGCCGCGTCGCCGTTGTTTGTGCTAAACGCATTGGTAAGTGTTGTTGTGGTTTTAATAGGGTGTATGTCGTAGAATACACCACCAGAAAAAGCGTATAATATTCTGTTAGTGCCAATAATCGCATATCTTCTACCTGCCGTATTTACAAAATGATGCAGCCCTCTACCAGCACCTGTTAATTCATTAGCGTTAAGAGCTCCTAATTGGTTCCAGCCACCTATTTTTTCAGGTATACCGTATCTAAATCTAACATTATCACAATCAGTCCATTGGCCTTCTGCCCCGGTTTCTGTGATTTGTTTGTTGATACCTGGTTGAAATCCTATTTTCTGTAGCATATAAAATCCTGTTTATTAGCTATTACATCAGATTAGTCGCTAATTCAACAGGTTTAGTCTGTTTTTTTAAACGTTGAAGGAAGTCCTAAATGTATACGTTTATCAAACATATTCTCTTTTGCTCCAGGTGTATTAACATTATTATAATGTAAAAAAACTTGAACACACTCTTTGCCTCTAAATTTTTCTCTCCAGTGTTCTAACTCCACTCCTCTATAAACTAACATGTCTCCTGGATTCAATTTAACTTTCACTTCTTTTTTATTTGCATCCTTTAAATAGATAGGCCAATCATCACCCCCAAGATTCATGGTCGTAGATATCTCACAACTAAATCTATCTTTATGTCTTTTAAGTTCATCACCTTTTGAATAAATTCTTGCATAAGAATAAGCTGGATATAATTTAAGTGCCGTCGCCTTTTCCATTTTTGGTTGGCATTTTAACATTAAAGTGTCCATAGCAACATTTCCATAAGTGCAATAAGCTCCAGGAATTTGTTCTTCTTTGCCCTCATAAAAACCCATTATCCTTTCAAAAGGAGATAAATATCTATGCATAAGACAAGTGTCATACACTTGTTTATTCATAACTAAATAATTACATAAAAAAATAGCCATGTCTCGGCTGATTGCTTTTTTAATGATTGTGTATTTTTTTGTTTTAAAACTCATATTATTTTACATCTAATGACACAACGTATCTTTCTAATTTTTTATAATTTATTGGACCAGAGTGTATTACATCACTTGGAAATTTAAGTAAAGAGTTTTGTTTACCGCAACTGTATTCTATTTTATCAAAAGTTTTAATAGAGGGGTCTTTAAACATAGTTCCTATACCATCTTCATTTTTTATATAATAAACAAAAGACCAAACAGCTTTTTCTTCTTTATGGTGATCATGCCAACATATGGAGTCTCCCTCACTATAAAAAGCCCAACAGGAAAATACTTTATAGGGTGCGTAGTATTTTTTTATTTTTTTTAAAAAAATATCTAGTTCCTCATACTTGTGTAAATTATTGTCACTTTGAAGACCAGGGTGCCTATCACTAAAATTTTTTAGTTTTGTTTTTATAAACTTAAGCAACGCTTGTCGTTCTTTTTCAGTTAAAATATTTTCGTGTATTTCTTTCATTGGTCATTATTTATTCCTTTTGGCACAGCCTGTATATTCCAATGTATAAATCTAAAAGGATCTATGCCATGATCTATTGAAAACTCGTGTTCCAAATATCCTGGAAATATGATTAATGTTCCTGGTTTAGGTTTTAAATGAAACTGTTCGTGGCCTGGCCATACGCCTGTAATATCTGATTTCATTTTTAATTTTGTAGCTCTAGCTCCAGTTTTAGGTTCGTGAAATATAGGGAAGGATGTCTTATCACTACATTTTAAAAAGTAAAAACCTGATACGTGTTGGTTCCAATGTATGTGTGCTGAATGATGACCACCTTTTTTAGCAAACTCTTGCACCCACAACTCAGTAAATGCAGTTTCATAAGCCGACATGTCATAACCCATATCATTTAAAAACTGCACTGATCTGTTTCCCACATAATTTCTAAAATCTATAAAATCGTTTTCTTTTGTTAATGGTGTAGAATGAAAGCTCCTGCCAAAATCTCCATATTCATTAATATATTTTTTTTCATTTTTTTTAGCTTGATTAATAAATTTATTAGAAGCTTTGTTTAATGATTTTACATATTCTGGTCTATACTCTGAAAATATAGGTGTAGGAAAATAATAATTAGTCGACATATGTATACCATCCTGTGATTATATATTTTGTTTCGTTTGTTATATTTCCTCTGTGAGTATGTGTCCAGTAAGCAGGAAAAATAATTGTTTTGCCCTCTATAGGTTTTATTTTTTGTTTTTGATAAAAAAATTCTGTTTCACCACCTTTATTAATTGTATTTAAATATGTTGTAAAAACTAAAATTCTTTTTTCATTCCCTTTAACACCTTCCGCTTCGGCATGCCAACCGCCATAATGTTCTTTTGGATTATATTTTTGAATTTTTATATTAGGAAATAAATTCCATGTTGCTTGTGTTTTATCAATATAAATATATTTTTTTCTAAATTTATCTTTAATTTTACTTAAATACTTTAAGTATGGTTCTAAAACAGGATCGTATGAGTTTAAGACAACTTGATTCATTTTAGTATATCCATCTTTTATACTTTCTTTATCTTTTGATTTTTCATACGTATCTATCAAATAAGAACACACTTTTTTGTTTATTTTATCTTCATATATAAACATTATTTAAATGGTTCTCCTAAATGCCATGCTACAAGACTATATCTTGTGCCTGATGTTACTGGTTTAACTCTGTGCCAAACAAATGAAGGAAAGACAATAATACTTCCTTTAGACAAAATCTCGTTACATTTTTTTAAATGACTCTCTTCATCACGCATGTGTGGATCATAGTCTCTAAAATCAAATTCTAATTCACCGCCTTTGTATTCTGAACCATCTGTTAGTTGACAAGTCATAGATAGCTTTCTAATCTTACCATGATCGATCCCCCCTGGTCTATTATACGGTTGGTTCCAACTATCACAATGCCAATCATAATATTGGTTTAATTTGTATTTAGTAAATTGACAACTTTCAGTATGATCAAATTGAAAATTCCAACCTGCATTTACATTAGCTGTATGAACAAAAGGCATTATTTCTTTATAAATCCAATTGTCATTTAACCAAACCACATCTGAATTTCTTTTAGATCTTAATTGTTTTAACTGATCTTTATTTAAATCTTTTACTTTATCAAACCCACCAGTTTTAGCTATCATTTCCTTTTGATATAAAGCATACTTAATTACTTCATCACAAAATCGTGGAGACAAGGCGTCTTTAAAATACCAATAATAATTTTTTAAATTCATATGTAATTAAAATTTATTACAACCCTTCTATTTTTATCTGTGCAAGATGAACCTGTGTGTTTTAAAACAGAATTAAATTCTATATATTTATTTTCTTCACTTTTAATTTTTTCACCAGTTTCAAATTTAGTGTAACCATTACAATTATTAATATAAAAGATTCCTGTGGTTCCTTTATCTTGATCAGTGTGCATTCCGTGTTCTATTATTCTATTAGTTTTAGTCAAAAGATTAGCTTTTATTCTATTTAATTTGTTAAATTTTATTTTTTTTAAAAAAGGTTCTAACATTTTAAAATGTTCATCTAAGCAATTTTTTTTATTTTCTTTTAAAAAAGTAAAGGTAAATTGAAAGTGTTTATCATTGAATTGGTTTACACCTTCATTAAAAAACCAAGGCATATAGTCTCCCATTATTTTATCTTTTAAATTTTTAAAATCTTTTTTATCTAAAAAGTTTTTATATATATTCATTTCAATCCTGGTCCCGTAATAAACAAAGTTAATGTTTTTCTTTCTCCTGATGTGACTGGAGTAACCTTGTGTAGAATATGTGATCTAAACATAATCATACTTCCAGGTTCATCAAAATATTTAAAATGTTTTGGTTTGTCATTAACAAAGATTTTAAATTTTCCCCCTGTGTATTTTTTTTCAGAAGTATTTATTAAGACAGTGTATTTTATATCCCAATCATCATTTTGATCATTAGCGTCTATATGCCAATCATACTGAGAATTTTTATTGTATGTATTACAATGGACATGCCTATCATTTTCGTAAGGATAGATATTTAAATTATTAAAATTAATTTCGTTTGATTTGTAAATTTCTTGTAAACATTTATCTAAACAAGATCTAAGATGACCATAAAGAACGAATTTTACTTTAGATGTTTTTATCGAGTTTGCTGGTTTATCTTTTATTTTAACAGGGTGTTTCTTAATTATTTTATTAATTTCTTTTATATCTTTTTGAGATAAAATATCTGTCCAATTCCAAGTTAACCACTTCATTATATTTTATAGTAAGTTATAGTGTGTATAGTGTTTAAAAAATCTGTGTGTTTATTAAAAATAAAATATTCACACGTTGAAGGAAACATTATAAATTTATTGTTTTCTAAAGGCATATCCCAGCTTCTGCCTTTTCGTCTATTGTCTTCATAATAAATTCTAACACTACAATTTGTTACATTTACTCCATAAAGCAGAACATAATCAGGGGAGTCTTTTAAATCTAGCTTGTCTATTTGTAAAAGCGGTTCACTGTTTTGAAGAGGGGTATACATATCACCCCAATGGTCTTTATTACTTAATGAAATATTGTAAATAGCTCCTATGTGGTCTATCACATATCTATTTAACATATCCCAAATTATAGAAAAATCAAACGGCCTGTTTAAATGTTTTGAAACAAATGTATCTATTACTAATACATCTTTATTTATTTCAAAACCTTTTGGCATTGAAACATCACCGTAAAATAAATCAACTTCACTTAATACTTTCTTTTTCATAAACTTTCTTGTTCTTTATATAGAACGTAACTAAAAAGTCAATTAGAGAGGTAGATCTACTAAATGGTCTTTTAACACCCAACCATTATTATTATCAGCTTGGTAAGCAGATTCATCCCATTCATAAGCCCACATTTTACTACCATTATTATTTTGAGTTTGTTCGTCTGCTGTCAATGTAGGTTTAGTTAAAGGAGCAACCCATACTCCGTTTGTAGTATCTTTTGTCCATGAAGCGTGAGGTTGTGGGCCAAAAAATTTTTGACAACTTGAGTCCCAAGTCCAACCTATACCAGCTTTTCCATGGCTATGTTCACTTTTGTTTGCACATGGTATCCATAAATCACTTGGCCAGTTATTGTGTTTTTCTAAATAATATTTAGCTTGAGTTTCATCGTTTGGACAATTGTCATCAACAATTAAAACTTGAAGAACTATATTAGATTCAGATATTTTTGCAAAACTTCTATAAGACATAATTATTGGTACTTGTATCTAATTATTACAACCCCAGATCCTCCTGATTGTCCTGTTTGAGTAGCAGCCGGGCCAGATGGGTTTCCGCCACCGCCGCCTCCGCCGCCAAGTCCGTCTGTTCCTGCAACAGCATTAGGTCCATTAAAACCACCAGCTTTTCCACCACCACCAGGGCCTCCAGCCCCGCCTGGATCTCCAGGTGCATTGAAAGCTCCACCGCCTCCACCACCTGCGTATGTAACAGGTGATCCAGTAATTGATGTTGCTGTTCCACTACCACCGGCACCACCATTAGATCCATATCCTCCACTCGAAGATGTAGATCCTGTGCCACCAATTCCGCCTCCGCCTCCTCCAGCGAATTGACCACCATTAACAGGTCCTGGGCCGTTTGATCCTCCATTGTTCCCTTGAGATGGAGTTGTAGGAGGTGTGTTTCCTGATCCTCCGGCACTTTGGTGTCCACCACCCGATCCTGATCCTCCATTAGCATCTGGAGTAGGGTTTCTTGATCCACCACCAGTGGATGTAATTGTAGAAAATACTGAATCTGATCCTTTTGTACTTGTTTGAGGTGATGGGTTTGCACCAACTCCTCCGCAACCGACTGTAATTGGGAAAGCTCCTTTTGTTATGGTTATACCTGAAGTTGCTCCTTGAGGGGCTTTTGTGTAAGAGCCTGGAATATCTTGTCCTTCTCTAAATCCTCCGGCCCCTCCGCCGCCTCCGATTGCAGGGCCTCCACCCCCGCCGCCACCAGCGACAACTAAATATGAAACTGTGTTTGGTCCTGCTGAAGAACAACCAGGAAACTCCGGTAGAGTTCCAGCTTTAGCAACGCTAAAAGTACCAGGCCCCGTAAATGTATGAATTTTATAATCTCCGCTTGTAGTTTCTGTTCCACCGCTTGCGCATGTAAATTGAGGTGAAGGTCCAGATTCGCCGCCACCAAAACCTAAGATTTGATAACCAAAACTTGCCATAATTTATACTCCTTACAGATCGTTAGCTGCATCAGTAGTATAAAATAGTTTTACTCCTAGAACTCTACATTCTCCGGTAAAAGTATCGCTACCATCTGCGGCATCTCTAAATAATTGAAAGTAAGTTTGTTCACCTGCTGCAGGAGAACCTGCAACTGTCATTGCACTACTTTCAGATGTTATTTGTTGATCTTCTACTGTTCCAATACCAGCATCTGTAACATTAATAGCTGTTCCATATGCGACATCAATAGTATCATTATCTGCACATGCCACGCCCTGTAAACCGAAAATTGCATTTCCTGTGTTTGTAGTAGAAGGTGACCAATAAACTTGGTAAGTTATTGTTCCTTCGTTCCATGACTTAGGCATAGCCACAGTAAATTGTGTGTATTGTTTTGTACTAGCATCGAAATCAAATACTTTTAAATCTGGTCTTGTTGCTGTTGTTTCTACTTGAGCTGCATCTGCAGGGTTAGTTGTTGGACCATACATTGCCTGAGCTGGTATCCACATACTTTCTTTTCCTGCGATTTTAACAGCAGAAACGTTTCCACCACTATCTTCAGCTTGAATTACTCCAGAACCTTTTGTTTTTAAAGCCAAACCTATATTTGTATCACCTCCAGATGCTGTAATTGATGGATTATTTCCTGTTGCAGCATTTGCGTAAGTGACTTCATTAACAGCTGAACTTGTAGCTGTTAAAGTAATTAATTCATTTCCGTTTGTATCTTGAATATTAGTTCCAATTTTAGGAGAAGTTAAAGTTTTATTTGTTAAAGTTTGTGTTCCAGTTGTTGTGACATCTCCATCTCCAAAAGCTAAAGTAATGATATCAGGGTTTGTTCCATCATTTGCTGTAGCAAATACAAGTTGATCTCCTTTGTCTGTAGCTGAAAAAGTAAAGCTGTCTCCTGAACCTGATGCATATTTAAATTGTACTGTATAAGCTCCAGAGCTAGAATTTCTTAAAAAATAAAAAGTTTGGACATCTAAAGGTATTGTAACAATTGCGTTATCACTCAATGTTCCAGTGAATTCTATCATTCTGTGAGATAAAACTGCACCAGTTGACCCATCTGAAACAGATAATGTTACTGTTCCACCACTAGTCAATGCTTGTTGAGTAAATCCACCAGATATTTGTTCTATAATTTGTAAATTAGTATTAGTCTTCGTCCCCCATGTACCGGCGTTTTCACCAGTTGCCTGAAGTTCTACCCCTAAAGGTGTATATGTTGATGCCATAATTTTTATCTCCTATTACGCTGCTACGTTTGTATAACTTGTATTGGAACCTGTGTCAATAGCTTGATATGCTTGAATTCCAAAGCCAGTTGCAGTTCCAAATCCAGCCACAGAAACAGTTGCAGATTGACCTGTTAAACCTAAAGCTATATCAGCAACAGTGGTTGATCCTACACTAGCTGTAAATGATTGTCCTGTTAAACCTTGGACAATGGCTAATGGATCTATTGCTCCAACTGATGTGGTTATTGCTTGACCTGTTAAATCTATAACAGGACTTGCTCCAATAGATAGACTTCCAACACTAAAAGTTGCAGAAACTCCTGTTACTCCAATTACATCTGCTGGTGAGATGGAACCAACACCAGAAGTTATTTCTTGACCTGTTGGACCAACAATTGCTGCAGCAGGGTCGATTGCTCCTACACCAGAAGTTATAGCAACTCCAGATAATGAAAAAGATGCACTAATTACATGTGATACAGAACCAACACTTGAAGTAGAAGACACCCCTGTTAAACCCATTACATCTGCAGGGTTTAAAGTAAACATTCCCCAACTATTTTCACCATAGGTTCCATTACTCCAACCATTAGGACCTGAATCTGATGTCATCGCATCAGGTGCGGTTAACTCTACTGTTAAACCACTAAAGCCCCAAGACTCAAAGTTCCAAGTATCTCTACCCCAACCTTGTTCAGGAAAAGTAATAAGGTCTCCAACAGAAGAAGTAATTGATTGACCAGTTGGAACTACTGTTTCATCACTAAGTTCACCCCATTCACCATCATTCCATGCTCTAGCTCCCCAACCTACAACAAACTCTTCATTAGTTCCCCAAAGGTTTGAACTCCAACCTAAAGCTCCCCAAGTATCTGCAGCTGGTGTATTTGCAGTCCAACCCATTCCCGAATGGACTTGACAGTAATAATATAAGGTTGGTGCATCAGCAGCCACTGTTATTTCAGTATATGCTCCTGAACTACCTGGTGTTCCATTGGTGGTTACTCCGGTTGTATACTCACTGCCTCCTGAGTGTGTTCCGTTTGCGGTCGTAGAAAATCTTAAAGGGTGTCCAGAGTTAGAAGAATCAGATTGATCAAAACGATATGTTCCTGTTTCAGCGATATACAAAGTTACATCTGCTGTGGCCGTTGAACCATCTATGGCATATTTATTTGATGAACCAAAATTATGATATGGATGATTGGATGGATTACCACCAACCACCGTTACTGTGTATGTTCTAGTAACGGACATCCGTCGTTACTCCTTATGCTAATCTGATGATTGCGTTACTTGCGTCTGCTGTAGGAAATTGAATTGTAAAAGTTCCTGATGTTACAGTTTTATCACCACCGAATGCTACAACCACACATGCAGGGTCACCTGAAGCTGAATCATTGTATATTAAACAACCGTTTGCTGTAAAGGTTGCACTTGTGTAACTAACATCACTAAAATCGCAAACCGCAGTTGTGCCTGAAGCAGCTGGGTCAACACTTGTAAGAGTTGCACCACCCGCAGTATATGCAGATCCAGATGTGTTACTGATTTCATTTGAAGTTGAATACGCTGTTGTGGAAGCCCCTAAAGATGCAGAACTTGTATAAAGAGCTATCTTAAAAGTGTTTCCGCCTGATGCGCTAAAATTGTGAACTCCTTTTAAAAGTTCAACTTTAAAACTTGTGCAAACTGCCGATGTTATTGCCATAATTAATCTCCTATTAAGGGTTTGCTGAGGTTACCGGTATACGAACAGCGCCATCAGTATAGTCGTCTCTTCGTCTTCTACCAACTTGCTCATTAGCAAACTTCTGTACCTCTTGTTTATACTTATTTTCGTATAGTGTCAACATATCTATCGGACCTTTTAAAAAGCCATATGCCTCTGACAGGCAGCAATATAATAGGCCGTTTGGAAAGTTTAGACTTATATAATTGGTATCATCATTCTCTAATAATGCGGGCATCGCATTAAAATGCACTCTAAATTTATAGGTTGTATCAGGGACTGGAGCAAACATCATTCTTCCAGATGTGGTATCAGATTCACCTGTAGCGCCACCAAACATAGCATAGTATTTAGGTTGACCTCTTTTAGCTGATGCAGTCGAAGACACATATTCTTGTAAATAAGTTATATCTTTTTTTTCTAACCATACGTTAGGACCAGTTATTTCTGAAGTAGAATCATAAACTTGTATTCCTCTTATAAATACACACCCAGCTGGAGCGTTTATTGTCTCTTGACCCGTAATTAAATTACCTGATTGTTGTTTTCTATCTGCATCAATGGGTACATCTCTGAATATTCTATATTGTGCATTTAATATTATATTTTCTAAGACAGAATCTGATAAAACATTAGAATCTGTTTCTGTATAACTTCTTATTTGAGTTTTTAATCCTGATGCACTTAATCCAGCCATTATTTAATTATCTCCAAACATAAAGGACATGTTTTTCTAAATCTTTTGTGACCAGAGCAATGTTCTGCTTTTACAGCTTCCTCGTTTTCATACACTGGGGTGTCTGACTCTGCTGGTTTTAAATATAGTTCTCCGTGCTCATCCATATCCTCTGGACACGCACATTGTTTAATACCAATTATCTTACAAAGTAAATTTTTAATCCATTTAAT